TCTAGAAAGTCCCTCATCACTGTAGCTCTAAGTGCAGGGAATGTCTTACGAATGATTGATACTACCTTATTCTTATTCTGATAGCAGTAGACTATTAGCATCTGACAAAGAGAATAGGTCTTAGAGGACCTTGAGCCACCCTCATTGATAATGAATCTTAGTGCAGGATCAGTGAGAGCTGCATAGTTCTTTTGGAATATAACGGTACTATCTATCTCCATTGGCATAAGCATAAGCATAGGCTAACATCTCCATTTGCCTAGCATCACTGATAATTGCTATCCTGTTAATCTTTATAGCTACTCCTTTCTTAGAATAGATGTAAGCTTCAACAGCTTGACACATCATTTCAATCCTTTGCACTAGTAATGATGTTCACCTTAATCTCAGAGATATCCTTACCATTGGTAGTGATGTCTGATTTCTCGGTTAGGTTGTTTAGTCTCTGAGTGATGGATGGATTGTATTGACCAACCATGCCACCCTGTATCTGATCATTTCTGATTTCTCTCTTTATGTATGAACAGATTGTCCTATAATCAGAATATCTGCCATCAGTATTATCAAAATAATGGTGTACATCTGAGTAGTTCTTATAGCAGAATATCTCAAATCCCTCATTAGTCAAAGGTACTCTCAAAGGCTCTGCCACCATCTCTGCAGTCTTTTGTGATAGCACCCATTTATGTCTAGGATTAGCTAGAGTATAAGCTCTATACTCCTCAAATATCTCCATAAGTTTCTCAGGAGTCTCTATTAATTTTGTTCTACCCATTTCCTTGTCGTGTATAAAGTTTCTTATAATTCTTACTTGATTTCAGCTTAGAGGTCTTACTCTTAGCATGAACACCTGGTCTCTTTACCTTAGGCTTTCTGCAGAATGATATGCTACTCTGCTTCTGTGCCATCCTCCTCAGTTACTTCAGTAGGCTCATCTACTACAGGAGTAGGTATTGGTCCTTTGACTGCTTTATACTTTATTACCTTAGGCTCAGATACTGTAGGCTCTTCAAACATATAGCCTAATCCTATAGATACAAAGTAATCATATCTGTTAGCATCTAAAGTAATCCTGTTACCTTTGTGGGAGATCTTAGCTCCAATGTACTCATCTTTAATTTTCATCTCTTAGGTTTTTTAAATCGGTTTTTATCTCTTGTATCCAATAGTGAGCAGATGTAACAGGTATTTTAAAGTATTCTGCCATTGCTCTAGCTGTACTGTATCCTTTGTCAAAATAAGTCTGAAAGACTATCAGCTTAATTCTATCTGTTATCCTACCTCTATATGTCTCTATCACTGCCATGTTATCCTGATACTGCATATCTTCTCTAATCTTATCCCACAAATCAGTATCGTCATCCATCACTATTGGCATAGTACTATCTGTAGCTGTCACTCTCTCCTGCCTATTAGTTAGTGATGTAGACCATAGGATCTGCATCTTAATAGTATTTAATAGATATGCTTTCACCTTACCTGGATCAGTTACCTCTATATCTATATTACATAAATATAAAAAAGAGTTATTTATTACAGCATCAGCTGAAATATTAGACTTCATTCTTACTAGAAAATAGTTAGTATATTTCCTTATCTCTTTGTAGTGAGCTGATATGTAGTTGTCAAGTATAGGTCTCATACCATTGCTTGAAATCCTTTAGCCATATCTTTCTCCTCACACTACCACAAAAGCATTCTTTGTCAGGAGTACCTGTAAGTCTTACTTTAATAGGCTTGAGTTTTATTAGATTAATCTTATAAGACTGTTCTTTCTCAGGCAGATTAAATACCTGTTGTATTATTACTTGCTCAGCTTCTGTAAACATTCCTGTAATATAAACGATAGTAAAGCCACAATAGTTGCTTCAATAAAGGACCAGGTGCAAATTAATGTTAGCCAAAAAGATACACATTTGATACAGCTAGCAGATGAATGTAGATATAGTGATAGATTGCTAAACCTAATTTTCCTAAAGATTGAGTCAATCAGTAGCTGTAATGGCTCAAAGTTTACTATAAACCATGATATTGATATGTATGTTATTATGCTCATTAGGCAAAAATAACAAAGGCAGCCATAAGACTGCCATAAAGTTATTAGTTTTTAAGATAATTTTTCCACCATTTGAGATAGAACTGCTCATTCACAGCCTTACCATTAGTGAATCTCCAAATGGAGCAGTAAGAGACTCCGATATCCTCAGCATAATGACTGAGCTTATATCTATTGGTGAGCTTAGACTTAGTCTCTTTAATCATAAAGTCTTTTAAGCTCTGCCCTTTAGAAAGGGAGATCATCTTCAGCATTATCAGGTACATGAGCAGGAGCTACTGCAGCTGCAGTCAATACTTCTATTTTCCATAGCTCTAGTGAGTTAAAGTGTTTATCCTGCCATTCTCTACCTCTCAGATTGAATGATGCCTCCACCTCTTCACCTACTCTACAGCCATCTAGTAGAGATGTCTTATCTCCTGTAGCTTGCAAGCTGATGTATTGAGGGAATTTACCATCTTCAACGGTTATTACTAATTCTCTCTTAGAGAACTTCTCAGTCACCTGTACGGTATCACCTATCACTTTGATAAGTCCTTTTACTTTGTACTCATTCATATTATAGTTGTTATTAAATTATACATACCTAGTATTATCAATCCATAAATTATCAGCATCAGGATCATTGCCATTGTTTTTTCTTTCATACTACTTTATCAGGGAATGGATTAGAAACACCATACTGCAGTAGTGCTAACTGTTCTGCATACTCCTGAGCTTTCTTAGCTGCAAATTTACAGCTGATACCAGGATTGTTTTGAATTAGTGCTTGCATGGCTGCAATCATGGCAGCCTCATAGAATTTATCTCTCATCTTATTTATTATTTAATTGATTAATATACTTAACATAATACTCAGTGCAGTGATGCAACCGTACCTTTATCTCCTCCTCAAGCTCTAGGTCTCTAGTAAAGAGTAGAGTAGTGATTCTCTTCTCAGGAGCTATATGATCTACCTGATGGAGTGATAAGTTCTCCCATTCATTGAGTAGTGATGGATGAGTAGATACCATACAATACACTAGACTAGCATAGTTCTTATCATATAACATCATGTAAGCTCTTAACTGCCACTCATAATCTTTATTTATACCCTCCTCTGAGGTAGCAGGGAATGTCTCTAAGGACCATGATGTCTTTATGTCTACTATTTGGTCATCTAGAACTATATCAGCCTCTCCTGTGAGCCATTCATTGTTTAGTCTCTCAGTGTTCTTAGAGTAGTTGCTAAACATTACCGAGTTGAATAGAGCAATAGAATCATTCTCCTGCATTATACCCTTATTAATATACTTATTATTCAGCTCTACATTGTAGCCATAGAAATCCTGTTTAGCTACACCTCTGATATAGCTCTTAGTAGTTTCAGATAGCACCTCAGACTTAGTCCGAGATGCTGTCATTAGTTTGCCGAGTGATGATGGATGCCATTTCATAGTAGCATGAGTGCTTTAGTTTGTAAATCTGTAAGCTCAAAGGTCTCTCTTAACTTAGGGATAGTAAACTTACCATCTTGAATAGATACTAGTGCCTCCTCAAATCTTTCTTTAGATAGACCAGGCTTAGCTGCCTTAACAGGTACACTTGCTAGATTAGCATCATCATCTACAGATTGTAAGCATAAGATACTGCTCAGAGTATATCTACGATAGTAAGTCACTGCAGATCCTACTTGCTGAGGATTTAGTCCTGCAGGTAATTCCATACATGACTCTATAGACTCATTAGAATCTATGCAAATAATCTGAGTACATACTGAATTGCCTTGAATAGGCTGTAATAATAGTAGACCATTCTCTAATAAGATAGGTTCTACTGCCTCAGTAATGGCATTGATGTCACTGTAGGACTTTTTAAAGTGTGGATTGGTAGCATTCTTAGCTACTTTGCCGATTGACTGCTTAGCTTTGTGGAGCTTTTGATGCAGAGTTAGTACAGGTGCTGGTACTACAGCTTTTGTTTTGGTTTCCATGTGTATAAATTTAAATTATTTCAACAAAGATAATCAATTAATTCATATCTGCAATAAAATTAT